CTTTTTCATTTGTTAATCTCCTTATATTTTTTATACACGCGTTCAAGTTCTTTAAGTTGCTCTTGATATTTCTTCACAGCCTTCATTTCCATCTATCTTTCCAAGCAAATAAGTGACAATACAAGAAAAAATATATAAAACTATATATAAATGCTCTTTCATATCGTTTCCTTTCAATGCACGGGACATAGGGACAAGCACGAGTACCACACTCTTACTTGAATTACATACTGGCGTAAGACCTATGTTCCACGTGTTTTATCTTGACATTATTTGTTATTGTGGTACACTTAAAGTATGAAATGCAATAAGTGTAAGAAATACGAACGTAGATTAAATGGTCGTTATTGTTTGTCCTGTCATTCTAAATATATGAGAGAATATCGACGAACACACAATCAGAATGATGAACAGCGTAAACGTAGCAACTGCCGGAGTTATGCAAATGTTTATCTTAATCGTGGTAAAATAATTAAAGAACCTTGTGAAAACTGTGGTTCATCACACTCTCAAATGCACCACGATAATTATGATAAACCTCTTGAAATACGATGGTTTTGTCGCTCTTGCCATTTAAAACTACATTAATATCTTGATACTGCGTTTTCTTCTTCCCAAACCTCAAATACTCTCATAGCTTTAGGACTTGGCTCAACGTCATAGTCTGGATCGTTCCATAAGCTATGCACTTCATACGTCAACAGTTGATATTCTTCCTCACTGTGACAAAATCTACGAATAATCTCGTCAAATGTACTCATTCCACTCATATTACCCTCGTTTCAATAGTCTTTGGTTTATGAATTACTTGTGATAGCCAACACTTGTACAACAACATATCTTGCTTGGTCTCCCGTTGCTCTTGCATAAATATATTATCAAGCGCCTTCTCTTTACTGTTCACTGATAATAGTCTCGACATACTCCCTTTGTTCCCTCTCATTACAATCTCCTTTCATAAAGTTAAACTCTAATTGTTTACACTTCTCATTGGCTTCCCAATATGTGACAGCGTCGGGAAGGTCTTGCTTGATTAGCTTGTGTGTCTCGTATGCTGTTAGTCTTGGCATTATCAGTCTCCTTGGTTATGTGGTGAAAAAGAATAAAGAGAGAACACAATTAAGTGTCCTCTCTCTAAATCTTATTTAACCATTTCAACTGGTCTAAGCATAGACTTCTGTTCCGGAAACAACATACCAGAGAACACTACACCGTCAGCAGTGGTAATTGATACTGCTAACCCAGTCCAATTCTTTTCAGGATTCTTCTTCTGCTTACCAGACTTAATATCTGCTAAGATTGATTTGATTTGTACCATTATGGCACCCCTTTCTATTAAAGATTATTATTAAGGCGAAGTATCGCCTGCCGAAGGCAGGAAGGCGATACGAAGCTCTCTTTATCCTATATCTTTAAGGTGGGTGGGTATCCCTCTTAATTTGCGCACCCGTACCCCGTGTGACCACCCGACACAGAGAACCTCCCCCCGCACAGTAAAAGGCATTTATTTATATATTTTTTACTTGACTTATCACAAATCTGTGGTACCATAGTAGTTAGAAAAGCAAATGGACACTTTATCCACGGGGATAAGTGTCTTTTTTTGTTATTAAGCCTATGACACGTAAAAGAGCAGAACTTAATGAAAAGCATTGGGAAGCCTTACGGCTCCTCAAAGAGGGAAAACTTACCCACGAAAAGATCGCAACCAGCGTCGGGTGGAGTGCAGGCTACTTCAAAGACCTTGTTCAAGGCAAAGTAGAGAAAGCTGGCTATACCGCAGAACTATTCCAGAAAGAACTCAAAGACATAGAACGTGATTTAGTAAAGCATATCAAGTATTTAACAAAAGAAAATATGTCTTTAGCTCTTTATGAGATTAATAAAATATTAAAAGACTATAGAACTAAGAAAAAACTTAGCCTTGATGACAAAAAAGTCATTGGTTCCTTAACAACTGTTTTATCGAAAACTGTTCCACAAGTTGAGATCGGCTCAGTTTCGTACCAATATACTAAAGGCTTAACGCCGGAAGAGTTAATACATGAGTTTAAACGACTTAAGGGAATTGCAGAGTCATCATTTGACCGCACAAGAGTTCGCAGCGCTGAGCAGGGAGAATCAGGAAGATTACCTGAGGTTGATGAATGAAGAAGTTGATTGGCTAAAAACCAAGAAACTTCTAATGTATTCCCCGATGACGAAGCAAATGCAGTTCCATACGTCTCTTTGCCCGAGAAGAGCGTTGTTTGGTGGAAACCGAACAGGTAAGACAACAGCAGGAGGTATGGAGTTTCTTTACCATATGACGGGTCAATACCCGGATTGGTACCCAAAGGAGAAACAACACACCGGACCTGTTAAAGGACGCATCATAGCGAAAGACTTTCAGAAGGGCGTTGGAGAGGTTGTTAGCCCTTTCTTGGATGAATGGCTTGATTCTTCACTTATCAAGCGTAAAGTCAAGAACCCTATGGGCATAGCAACCAAGTACGAATTGAAGAACGGCTCGGTCTTTGACATATTAACGCATGAACAGTCGACAGAACAGTTCGAAGGCTGGCGCGGACATATAGCATGGTTTGACGAACCACCGCCAAGGGACAAGTATGTTGCTACGTTGAGAGGCTTAGTCGACTTCTCTGGAAGATACTGGCTCACTCTTACCCCCTTAACCCAGCCTTGGATCTATGATGAAATCTACACAAGCACGGATAAGGAGTATACGTTCGTTGTGACTGTAGATATTACGGAAAACGAGCATTTATCCCCAGAAGCGATTAAAGAGTTTGAGGGTTCGCTGACCCAAGAAGAAAAGGAGGCTCGGCTACATGGAAGGTTTCTTCACCTCACAGGCTTGATATACAAGGAGTTTGAACCAAACATCCATATTATCGAGCCTCCTGTAATTAAACCACACTGGACAAAGTACATGGCGATTGACCCTCACGAGCGTAACCCTACTGCTGTCTTGTGGTTAGCGGTAGATGATAAGGAAAATCACTGGATTTATGATGAGTTGTGGCTTAAGGATATGGACATTAAGTCTATGGCTGCGGCTATTATCTCCCAAGAAGGCGATTTAAAGGCAGACATTAAGCTAATTGACCCGCATGCGGATAAAGACAACATAGCTGCAGGTGGTTTTAACATGCGTAAAGAGCTTATGAAGTACGGAGTGTTCTGTCAGAGGGGCAACTCAGACCCTCTATTAGGCAAATCCCGCATACGACAGGCTCTAACACCAAGGTTCTCAGCAGTTAGGAACAAATATATACCGCAATTACACGTCTCTAGGTACTGCACACACACGATTTACGAGTTCCAGCATTACATTTGGGACGAACATAGGCGAAACAAGGAAGAATTTAACGCAAAAGAACAGCCAAAGAAGAAGAATGACCACTTTATGGACTGTTTAAGGTATATCTACAACTCAGCACCACGATATATCTTGCGAGAGGACGAGGATGACGAGGAAGTCACGTACGTTGGGGAATATACCAAGTATCCTGTGAAAAAGCCGACGTCATCTTACCACAAATTAGTCGAAGGAAGGGCAGGACAGTTTTAATGTCAAATAAACATTATAATAAGGTTAGTAAGTCTGATAGTTTTTTAGATGGCCAGGTGTACACTTATAAAGACGGAAAGAGGGTTAATGTTAAGCCAAAGCAGATAGGTCCGGCACATTATACTCTTGGGTATTCAAGACCAGTTAGAACAGCGAGGGTAAAAGATGGCAAATAAATATCATTATGATGTATTCGGTATAGGGCAGAGAAGGGCTATGAGCGACCAAAAGAAGTCAAGAGAAGAAAATATTGTTAGAGGTGCAGAAAATACTATGAACCTTAAAGGATCAACACCTAAATATCAGGTTGCTAAAACAGAAGCGTTTTTAAGCAAGGTTGGTTCTGATATGAGCGAATATCATAAGTTAGCAAATAAGCAAAGGAAGAAGAAGTAATGGAACATTGGTTTAAGTTTGACGCGGATAAGCTTTACGAAGAACTAAAGAAAAAAGAAGAACAGCAGAAAGATACAGATGACGAACGACGAAGCTCTAGAGTTCAACAAGAACCCTCAATGGTTGGAAGTACGTAGCGAGATCGACAAGATGATAGCTGAGAATACTGCTTTGCTTATGGAGTGTAAACCAGAGGAAATAAAAGGGTTACAGCAAAGGATTAAGGATTTACAACTTATGACGAGACTTCCTAACGATCTTATAGAAAGGAACAGTTAATGCCACCAGGTTATCCACAAGAAGGTTATACGAATGGCGTATGGGACAACGCTAATACTCTAGCTCCGTGGGATACAGACCAGGGTGATGCGTGGCTTAATGCTTTAGCGGCTGCAAATGGTAACGAGAGCAATCCGTCAGGATGGAACTGGCAGAATCTATTGTCACAAGGAGTAGCTGCTGTCGGGGGAGGGTTAGGTTCTCCTATTCTTGCGGGACTTAGTATGGCTGGAGGAGCTGGGCTTGCAGATGCTACAGGAGGTTGGAATCCTTTTACAGACAGTTGGAGTAAGATGCTTCACAGTATATCAGGAAAGGGTCATAAACGCTCCTCTCCTAACTTTTATGCTCCAAGCTACCAAGGACTACCCTTTATGCCTAAAGAGGGCTTAGGAGACTATGTCTACGGCGAAACAGGGGCAGGTGGAGCGCCTTTGTCAATGGAAGTTCAACAAACGCAACAACAGAACGATTATATGCAGCAACAGGCTAAGATGCAAGCTGACCAGTACAAATCTCTATTTGATACAATGCAAGGTTCTTTCTACGATTACAATGGTTATAATGGCGGTGCGTCTGGTACTCAACCACAGCAAAACTCTTATGATTCTTTTAAACCAAATTATGTAGGACAGCGACCTTATGGATATGATGACCAAACAAAGAAAATAGGCGGTCTTGGTTCTACGTTCACTCCTACAGGAGCTACAGGAGCAAGTCAGTATGGACAGTACTAAGGTTGACAATTTATATAAAGAATTTCTAAAAGCGGGGATGAGTAAGAAAGATGCAGCAAAACAAACACAGGAACGAACAGGTTATTCAGTTGTTACAGGAAAGCCTATTAAACAAAAACAACTTCAGTTCACAAGAGGCAGGATAGTCTATGGTCAGTACGGAATTAAAAAATGACCCGATGGTAAAGTTCGTCGTCGAGGAATTTGAAAGATACGAGAGATTTCATTTTGATAGATTTGATTTAGCGATGCGCGTTATCGACCAATGGAATAACGTTCCTCCTCCAAAGACATACGAGTGGATGAACAACGTTCATTGTCCTATTACATTTGCGGCAGAACAAACTATTACTCCGAGGATCTTTTCAGCTTTGTTTCCTAATGACGCACCTGTGGATGTCCAGGTTTCTGAAGATGCTACGGAAAAGAGTGGCAATAAGATAAAGCATACAATACAGCATTATTACAGGATGGCAGACGTCCAAGGTGAGTGTCTCCCTGCAATGACACAGAACACTTTGATAGGGACTGGTTATGTTGAATGTCCTTATCTTTATCGTAAAGCTTGGCAAGTTAATAGGAATGGTGAAAGGTATCAAGCCATCGTTGATCGTAGACCTGATTGTAAGAGCGTTAACTTCTTCGAGATGTATCCTCATCCTGCAAAGATCCGCATGAACGATACTCTCCCTATCGTCCGACGACGATACTGTGATGCTGAATACCTAAAGTGTTTAGCAGACAATCCTGAAGCTAAGTTTGATAATCTAGCGGCAGCGTTAGACTCTACAAGCACTGTCCCTAAGTCTTCTGTTATTCTTGATTCTTCTGGTAACTTTATGGATGTTAAGAAGCGTGATGAATATGAGCTTCTTGAATATTGGGGAGGTTGGGATGTTTCCTATAAACAAGATGATAAAGTTGTTACTAAGAAAGCTATCCCGTATTGGATTACTATTGTCAACAGAGCCGTTAAAGTGCGTGCAATTCCTAACCCTTATAATTTTCAGCATGCTCCTTACGCTAAGTTTAATTTGTTCCCTGACTCAAGCCCTTCGTGGTTTGGTGTTGGAATAGGAACCGTTGGTAAACCAACACAAGATAGGCTTAATAAAATTGTTAATCAGAGGTTAGATAACGTTGACCTCGTTCTAAATAAACAAGGTTGTTACAACGGGAACGATCCGCTTATTAAAGTTAAGAAGTTACAAGTCAGTAAGCCAGGTGCTTGGCATATGGTCAGCGATACTGTTTCTTCTCTTAAGTGGATTGATACTCCTGATGTAACAGCGTCAAGCTACAAAGAAGAAGAGATAGCCAAGGCGGATTATCGTGAGGCTACCGGAGCCGTAGTACCATTGATGCCAGCAGAGTCCGGACAGCATGAAACTGCTTCTGGCATTAATCTTCTTCAAGGTGCTGCAGGTATGAGATTTTGACCTGTGCTACGGAAGATTGAGAAGGATCTCATTTCTAACATCTCTTTGATGTTCTTGTCGCACCTCCAACAGTTTATGGTTCTTCCTGAATGGATTAGAGTCATAACTGATGATGGAACAAGTCAGCCTGTTCTTGTAAAACCTGAGGACTTACAAGCACAGGTCCAGATTGTTCCTACTGGTATCTCTGAGACGCTTAACAAAGAGGTCCAGATAGGTCAATTGCTAAGGTTTAAAGAGGTCTCAGCAAACGACCCGACCATCAACCAAGCTGAGTTAAACCGCAGGATTGCTGACCTTATGGGCTTTAAGGAGTTGCATAAGATTATTGTCAACCAGCAACCTGTTAGAGTCGGTCCTGGACAATTACCGCCTGAGACTCAAAGGTTAATTCAACAACGCTTGGCAGAAGGCGCTTCGGAGGAACAAGTTATGTTAGAGGTCTTAGGACAGCCACCTGCTGTAGAGATACAGAATCCTAAGCCTATTGGTCCTCCACAAGGTCAACCTCAACGGATGCGAGGACAAACCCCAGAGGCTGGTATGCCAGTGCAACAGCCTATGAGACCAACACCGCAAGTAGGAAGGATGGTAAGACAATGACAGCAGAAGAAGCCAAAGATTTAAAGTCAAGCATCTTGTGGTCCAGCCTTCTTGGAGAGATTGACAGAAAGATTTTATGGGAAAGTATGAAATTAAGGAAGTGTTCGAAGGACGAGCTATCGGAAATACAAGCCATGATTAAAGGCTTGGAGGCTGTAAAGCTTATTCCTGATAACGTCATAGAGAACGAGTCCCAGTGAGCTCTATCACTGCTCGGTCCACCATACCGTATATGGTGCATAGGAGATTGAAATGACAGACCCAAATATCGACGCTAAAACTGCAGAGCCCGTCACTCCTGCTACGCCTGATACAGCGATAAAAGATCAGCCTTCACCAGAGGCAAAAACTGGTGTACCGTCGTCTCCAGACGTTAAACCAGAGCCCGGTACAGTTCCGTTAGCTGCCTTGCACGAAGAAAGAAGTAAAAGACAACAACTTGAGGCAGAGATTGCTCAATTACGAAATATGAACTCTGCTCCTCCAATGCCTCAACAACAGCAAGAAGGACCAGACCCTAAAAAGGAGCTGGAACAGTTATGGGAGAGTGATCCCCGTAAAGCTGTGCAAGTTGAGATCATGTACGCGATGGATTGGAGAGACCGTATTGATACAAGTCTTGAAGCTCAAGCTGATCAATTATCACAGAAATATAAAGACTTTAATAATTACAGGAGTGCTGCCTTGAATTATGTGAGGAGTTTACCCCTCAATCAGCGTGGAACGAATGGGATTATCGAAGCCGCTTATTTAATGGTAAGAGGTCAGAATGTAGATACAATCTTGCAACAGAGGGAGAACGAGTTGTTAGAGAAATACCGTCGTGGTGAAATCACTGCGTCTCAACTGGCTACGCCAGCTGGTAGCTTCTCCACGCCTCCGCAACCCACTGGAACAATTCTTTCAGATGAAGAAAAGCAAGTAGCAGCAATGATGGGATTGTCCGAAGAAGGTTATGCTTCACAAAAACAGAATAAACCCCAGGCAGCCTAAGTGGGTATCTTTACGCCTGGGATAAGCAAATACGCGTATCAGGGCAAGCTAACTTGTCCTTATTGTTCCAGCGGTGCGCATAGGTTCATTGAGAACGTGAACGGAAATCCATACAGACTACGGTATCGTTGTAGGAAGTGTGGTCTCAAGTTCCAATACGACATCTCGAACCGCAGGGACCTTAATCCGTACGCAGCTTACGGCAATCGCAGTAAGTTTGGTCAGCATCTAAAGAAGATGCTGGGCGGGAGGAAACTAAAAGGAGAGTGGAAATGAAATGGGCATATGATTTAACAAGTGCTGAAGCGATTATTAGAGACGAACCTGTCTATGATGCTGCAGCTATCGCACAAGGCGAACTTTTAATGCTTGGTGGCGGTGCTGCTTCAACAGGTGCAAGCTCTATTCAGGGTTTAGTTACTGCTTATAATTCAACGGCAGCTTCAGCTCACGCTGTTGATGCTGTTGGTATTTCTTTAGAAGCAAAGACAACGGCAAGTTCTCCGTCTGTTGATACGACTTGCGCGACAACTGCTGAGTATTGTATGGTGAAAACCATTATCAATCCTTTTGCTGTATATCGTGCAGAATGTGTTACAGACCAAGAGGTTGCTATTACGTCTGCTTCTGGTACCAACTGTGTTGTAGCTGGTGCAGCTGACAATGGTTCTGATGGTCACTGGATTTATTTCAGTGCTTCAGATGGACCTAACTTTGGTCAATTACGTTATTGCTTACTTTCTGGTGCTGCTGATACTGTTACAATGGACACAGCGCTATTAAACACAGCAACAACTGCTGACAAAGTTATCTTTATCAGCCCTAAGAACGTTTACGCAGATGGTTTAAGCACTGATGCTTTAGGCGTTACCGCAGCTTCTTCTGGAACTTGTGGTATTGCGGGTGCAACAAACCTTCGTGTTGTAGAGTCTTGGATTGATAGAGACCAAGGATTAGAAGTATTAGCCCCGTGGATTCATAAGGGTGCGTTAGACTTTAGCGGCGTAAAAGGTGGTAATGGCGCTAAATTCTATGAAGACATCGTTATGAAAGACCACGCATTCGGCATCCAAGAATAAAGGAGGATTAAATGGGCGTTGTAGTTAGTGAAAACTTCGGGTATCTTCTAGACCCAGGTCTTCGTAAAATCTTTGTGGATGAGTATTCTCTTCCAGAAGGACAGCGCGAGAACTTGTTTGGTATAGAGAAATCCAATAAAGCAACTGAATATGACCTCGGTATTGGTGGAACTGGTGACTTGCAAGAGTTTGATGGTACGATCTCTTACGATGACTTCAGACAACAGTACAGAGTTTCATACTCACATAAAGAGTGGGTAAAAGGTATCAAGATTGAGCGAAAGCTTGTTGACGACGACTTGTACTCGATTATTAACAAAAGACCGCAACAATTAGCTTTAGTTGCAAAGAGAACTCAAGAGAAGCACGCTTCCAGTGTGTTTAACAATGCTTTCAACACTTCTGTGTTTGCTGGTGGAGACGGGTACGCCCTCTGCGCTACAGGTCACACACGTGTTGGAACTGACACCATTGTAGGTAACAGTGGCTCTACAGCTCTTTCTGCTACAGCTGTTGAAGCAACTCGTTTGTTAATGAGAGGATACACCGACGAAACCGACAACTTGCTTATTGCTCGTGGCGATACCCTTCTTGTGCCTCCGGCATTAGAAGAGACCGCTTGGGAAATCGTAAACGCACAGGGTAAGATGGATACGGCAGATAACAACCCGAACTTTAATAAAGGCAAGTACAAGATTATTGTTTGGGATTATCTATCAGACTCCAACAACTGGTTTATGATTGATAGCAAGATGTCTAAGATGTATCTTAAATGGTTCAACCGTATTCCAACAGAGTTCAACAAGGATAAAGACTTTGACACATACATTGCAAAATGGTCTGTCTATACTCGATATTCTTATGGTTTCTCTGACTGGACCTGGCTCTACGGACACAACGTAGCTTAAACATTGTGGGGGAGTATCTTGAAACTAACATCTTTGATATAAAGGAGTTCTAAGCTCTGCTCCCCTGCTCTTCTAAATTAGGAGGGTGCAACATGGGATACACGCATTTCGATAAAGTGTGTGGTGTTAATGGTGTCTTTGTTGGTGCTAAAGGCTCTGAAGTCCAAATGAACAGCGGTGCTATACCTTTAAACATTGCTGCTGCCTCTACGGCTGCGGTTACTATTTATACGGTAGCTCCTGCTGCTGGTACTATTTCTGGTTATGCTGTATTTAGCGTTTCTGCTGGTACTGCACGATCCGTTACAGTTACAGCTGGTTCAGCTGGCGCAGAATTGTTGACTACTGGAACTCTTGGCGTTACAGGGACTATTGGTGCTGTGCAAACAATGTCCAATACTTCTGGAACGACAACTGTTTCAGCTGGAGATTCTTTAAAGGTAACTCTTGCTTCTTGTGCAACTGCACAGGTTCAGGTAGGTGTTACTCTAGCAATTACACCATAACAAGGAGACATAATGGCTTTATTCTTAATAATAGCCTTAGTGTTCGCCTTGTATTTACGGACATTATCCTATAACTATGTTATAGATGATATTGTGAAACGCGAGGGGTACATGTATGATGTGCCCCTCGAGGGTCCTGATCATAAGTTTTGGGAGACAAGACCTTCTAAAGCATATCGGCTGTTTATGATCGGTATGCACTGCGTTAACGTGTCAATCATCTATCTGTTATGGGGATGGGCTCCAGCTTTACTGTTTGCCGTGCATCCCATAGGAGTGTGGGGTACAGCATGGGTAACAGGCAACTATTATGCGACTACAGCGTACTTTACGCTGATAGCGTACTATATACTCCATACTTTTCCTAACATATGGGGTGCATTGGTAGCTATACCAATTTATATGTCAGCACTAAACTCTACGATTTGTGCTATTAACTTCCCTTTTATATTTCTTTTTATGGGTACACCTTGGGGTCTCACTATGTTCTTACCGCTCATAGGATTCTTAACAGGGAAGAAGTTTCAGACAGGTATAAAGATAAGGTTATCTTTTCATGAAAACAAGAATATCGTTGATACAAGACCTACTTGGCGTAGGGGATTGCTGATGACCAAAGTTATGGGAAGATATATCTACACAGCGCTTGTTCCTGACAAGCTTGGTTTCTTTGGTCCATTCGGTACAGATTTGCGCGACTCACAAAAGAAGTATGATGCTATGCACAGTGCGAATAAGGAGTTCTGGTATTCATTAGCACTATGTCTTACTTTAGCTGGGGTCGGTTTAATAATACAGCCTCAAGGCACTATTTGGTTCTTTGTCTTAATGTCTCTACATACTCAGTGGAACTTAACTGGACAATTCTATGCTCAAAGGTATCTATATTTACCTTTGGTTGGAATTTGTGTCATTGTAGGGACAGCTTTACAGGCTTATCCTGTTCTTATGGCTATCATTACAACGTATCTAGTTATCCGGACGTGGTTGTTTATTCCTGTGTGGAGACACCAAGAGTTCGTTTGGAAGAACGATATGGAGACATATCCAGGATTTGGTAAGACCTATTCTAACTTAGCTCAATTCTATATGGTTGAGTTGTCTAAGAAAAGACAAGATGTCATTCAGTACGTTGGGTATCTCATTACAAGGGCTATCATTATGATGCCTACGTCTTGGGAGGTCCATATGAACTATGCGTGTTTCTTGGCTAATACAGGTCATATTGATGGAGCTTTACACCACACCAGAGAGGCTATTAAGTTTTTAGAGCCTTTAGGTGGTCTTCCTGGTCCGTTGATAAAGCTTAAAGAGCAAGAGAAGAAGATTATAGAAGCTATTGAGAAAAAGAAGAAACAACAGGGGGAGCTTGGTCACTCTTTCACCCCCAAACAACAAGGAGGAAGAGGAAATGGTAAGAGCAAAAAAGAAGAAGAGGGAAGTACTGAGTCAAACGGAAATAGGGAACCTGCAAGAAGAGAAGAAGTCGCTGGAGCAAGATCTTAAAGAAGCAGAAGGTTATGGTACTGGCGGTCCAGGTTCACAATTCGATAAATCACGCATTAAGTCTCAGATTGACCGATTAGACTATGCGATACACGAAGCATCTCCTGGTAGGCTTACTGGAGCTCAAAGAGATGCCTTTGCTAAAAGAATCGAGAAACTAAAAGAAATCTTCCAAATTAATATGCCGACACGGTACGAAATGGACCATCCAGCCAAGTGTCCTGGTGCTGTAAGAAAGCATATGAAATGGCTCAACGTAAACAATGAGTTCATCGAGGAGTGGAGAAATCTCCAGCGCCTCTTGAACCCAGGTGAGGAAGAAAGCATAGAAATGTTACGAAAGGACAGGTAAATGAGGGCAGGTCAAACAATCTGCTCAGAATGTGGTAAGATAATAGAATTTTATGACGTAAGCTATCATTGGACCAAAGACGGAGTTCGTGATAGCTTATGTTATGATTGTGGGTTAAACGACAGTATCTTTAATAGTTATTGTACACCTGAGGTTAAAAGAACCTCAAAAACCGAACTGAGGGTAGCAGAACCTCACTAAACAAAGGAGTAAATCATGGGAGATGGCGGAAGAGAACAACCAATCAATGGTAAGCCAGTATTCATTTATGGTAAAGAGAATCAAACAGACACTACAGGAAAAGCAATAAAGGTTAACTCAGATGGAGAGATAGCCGTAAATCTTGAGACATCAGATATTGAAATCGGTGCTGTCGAATTAAAAGATGGTACTTCAGACCAGCGAGCAACCATCAACGAGAATGGCGAATTAAAAGTAACAGGTGGAGCAAGTGCTGTCAGCTCTGAATATACAAGTCCTAGCGACTTCACAGCGACTTACACTTCTGCTACTACGATTACTTTGAGCTCACTTCCTATAACTATTACAGATAGTGCACAGGTCGCTTTTATCAAAGTTATTCCAGCTAGTGGTGATGCAGTTATTTATGTCAATGGTTCAGGTGGTGTGACATTAACTATCAGCTCTAATGTCATCACTTTAGCAGGGGCAACAGCTCCTTTTGCTAGTGGTGATGTTTATGAGGTAGGTATTAACGCACAACAAAAAGCATATGATCCTTCAACACAATCAGAGAAGGTCAGTACACTAAATCCTCTATGGTCAAGATACACCGATACTGAGACATTAGTCACTGCACAAGACTTGACAGATAGTTATGCAGACTTCGGTGCTGAGATTGACATGACAGGATATACTCACCTAAGGGTAGGGATTGTCTTAGATGTTAATGATAGTGAGGGCATAACTTTAAAGGTTTTAGGGCTTGATTCTGCAGGTGGAAGCGATGAGTATGAGATAGAAGGTGGAACTACTCAAGCTATTGCTCACACAGCAGATGCTAAATACAGTTATACTTTTGACGTTAAAGGAACACCAGTTGTTCAGTTACAAGCAATCGCTACTACAGTTGGTGCAACGGCAGGAGATTTAACTCTAACAATCAATAAAATCTGGAGAGCATAATGGAAATTAAGACACAACCAACAAACAGTACACCAGAGTTAACTTCAGAGATTGCACAAGCTATCTTTGCTAAAATAGTAGAATACGGAAATGCAGACAAGGCTTATAAATCTCAGGCAGATTCAGCTTATGACCCTGAACACTTTCAGGCTGTAGATAAAGAAGCCGATAGAATCTCGGCAGAATTAGCCGCCTATAAATCAGGCAGTAAAGTTATTACACCTGCCGTTCCTGCGGTCTATGACGAAGAAGGGAATGTCACTACCGAGGCAGTTCCAGCAGTCTGCTATGAATACACTACAGATGAGGACTTGCTTTCTCAAGTGACTTCTGATTTGTTAGATGTAGAATCCGTCTATGACATAATGTAAGGAGTTACTATGAAAGAAGCGACCTCGAGTCCTTATAATAAATTGGTTTTTAGAGAAGTTTTTTCAGACGAAAGTTCTGTTAAGAAGAATGGTGGCTCACCGACTGATGTTACTTTTAGTAATGGTGTTGGGAGTTTTGGAACTGGTAATCTAAATTATAAATTAAATCTAAACGGGACATTTTCTTTAAGGCTTAGATTAAAACCAAATGATGTATCAGGTACATCTTACCTATTTGCAGACGCTGTTGCTCCTACAACTTATAGAGTATATGTCTCTGGAGGGACATTATATGCAACTTCTTCAACTAAATATATAAATGGGGTTGTTTCTACATCTCTATCAGATGATGTTTGGCAAGAGATTGTAATAGCAGGAGTAACTCTGTCATCATTATCTCAATGGGTAGGTTCTTATAGTTCTACGCAAAATAAGTTTGACGGTGATATAGACCTCTTCGAAATCTACCAAGGCACTCTAACAGCATCCGAAGTAGCCAACCTTTACAACAACACTTGGAATACAGAACTAAGTGGTATTGGTGGACAAGTTGGCGCTAATGTTATAACTAACACTGATTTTACCGATTCAAACTGGATACCATCTGGAACAATAAGTAATATAACAGCTAATGGCTTTACTTCATCAGGTAATGGTGGAATGAGAATAGTAGATGCTGGGCTGGTAGTTGGCAAAAAATACAGGATTATATTTACTGGAACAACGACAGCCACAGATTGTCAATTATATAATAATACTGGTGGGTCTTTAGATAATCCAATAACAGGAGCATTTATATCTAGTATAGATTTCATAGCAGTCGCCACAGGTTTATATGTTAGAAATAATGGCTCTGGGGCTACAACTGTAACTATATTATCAGCTAGAGAACTCACCCCTAAACTACTCCTCGACTTCGACAGCACGAATGGTGTTTTAGAAGATAAGACTGTTGGGAATACTGTTGGGAGTGATAAGATTAATCTTAACTTAACAAGCGGTTGGAGTAATAGTATGGGTGGAGAATTTTTAGATACTAACTCATTTACAACTGTTACATCAGGGGCTGTTCAAAAAACAACAAATGTATTGGTTAGTGGTAAGAAATATAGATGCCTAATAAAAGGAAATTTTACTGGAGAAGTAGGTAATTTTAGAATATCTGATAATGGTGGCACTGTTTATCAATATATTACTGAAAATGATTTTAACTATGTATTTGAGTTTACTCATTCAAGTATAGCAACGAGAATACAACTTCAATCAGCAGATTCTAAAGTAAGAACTGTTAATTTAGATTACTTCCTGCTTTACGAAATCCGCCCAGACCTCTCAGCCACAGCAGTAACAGTCAATAAGAACGGTGCATTATTTAATGGGAGTACAAGTTTGATTGATACTGGTACTGATATGATAGGGACTAAAGCAATCACTTTTATGGGTTGGATAAAGCCTTATAGTTATGGAGAAGGAACTTATGGTAGAATAATTGATAATGGCAAGTTTATATTTAACACCTATTCTGGTGATGAAAAATATTATTTTACATCAAATGCATCTGCTACATATTCAGCTAATAACTCAGTTAAATTAAATACATGGCAATTCGTAGCAGTAACAAGAGAATCAGATGGAACTGCAAACTTCTATATTGGAGATAAATCAACAGCTCCTGCATTAAGTGGAAGTGCAAACCAAGATTCAGGAACTCCAGCTGCAGGTTCAACTAATTTAATTATTGGTAATAATGATGGAGCAACAAGAACCTTTGATGGAATCATCGCTAAGATAAAAGTTGTAGAAGGCATCCTATCACAAAATGACATAACCAGAGAATGGTCAAGTTCAAGGAGTGAAACACAATGAAGATATTTGAATTTAACAAAGGACAATCAGGAACACTAATTGATTCAGTTAGTAAAACTGCTGGCTCTCTCACCACAGGCTCAGGTGGCTTTCGTAAAACGGAACGTGGTCAGGCTATGTTGTTTGATGGGAGTGCTACTAAAATAATTTATGATGGCGTGGCTTCAGGAACAACATTCTCATTTGTATCTTATATCGGAAAAGTAAAAAGTACTGGAACATATCAAGTTATAGCTGGGAACAATACTAATGGTGCTTATTTTACATCAATATCAGACAGTGATTCATTATATTTTAATAATGGAACTCATGCTGTTACAGTAGCAAATTCTGGCGTATTGAATAGTGGCAAAAACCATATAGTAATAGTTACTGTTAATGGTAACCAAGTTTCTTTTTATGTAGATAATATTCAAATAGGAACTACACAAACTATTTCTTCAATCATATCAATAGATTTAAAGTCTATAGGGAAAAGGAGTACTGATTTATCCTTTAATGGCTATATTGGTTTAGTTAGACTGTATAATACAGTTTTAACAACCACACAACGCAACGAACTCTACAAAGAATTCCTAAACTCATACGGCACAGAGAAACAAAAGAGAAACTTTGAATATCCTAAGCCTACTGATTTGAGTAGTGAGGTGGATAGTAAGGTTGGAACTAATCTAACAGATAATTATGATTTCACAAGTGGGTGGACAGATATAGCTATAAGTTCTACCACAACAAACTCTTTCACCACTACAAGTGTTGGTGGTTTACAAAAAGACATATTGACTATTGGTAAAAAATATAAAATATATTATAACGCCACAACGACAGCAAGTGATACTGGGGTAAATGTTGGTATTTCCGAGGTATGTGGGAATGGAGAATATGCTGAGTTTACAGCCACAGCAACAGCTTTATATGTTAGAAACTCTAACGCTGGGACAACTACTGTAAATAATCTAACAGTCCAAGAACTCACAGGTCTAGTCGCAGCCTATTCATTCTCACCAGAAACTGTTAAAGGTGGAGAGATTGTTGATATAAGTGGCAATGGAAATAATGGAACTATCTCTGGTGCTTTACTTACTAAAGATGGTATGAACATACCTTATAGAAAAGATATTTCAGTCACATCTTACACTATGCCAAGTTTAGAATATACTGTTTGTTGGAAAGGAAAGGTAAACTCAATTACAGATTCATATTGTAGAATATTAGCTTTTGGTTCTTATATTATGTTTGAATCAACAATGAATTATTTAAAGATTAGAACTGCTTCTGATACATTAATAAATTTAAATACACTATTAACTACAGCGGATTTTGGAAAAGAGTTTAATTTTGTTTATTCAAGAAATACTAACACACATAATTTATATATTAATGGTAATTTAGTAGAAACAAAAGAAGTTGTTTCTAATTCAATTCCAAGTTTTACTGGTTTTGGGAATCATAGTGCTAATTCAGGAGATATTATTTTAAAAGATGCCAAAATCTACAACTATGCCTTCACTCCTCAACAAGCCAAAGCCTACCACAACTCATTTGTTAAGCCGACACTTATTCAAGACTTCTCAAACTATCCAGTAGGAAGCATCGCTAACCCACAAGGAACTGGGGTTTATACAATTTCAGAAAGAGCCACAGGAACATCAGCTATCGTTCCACTAGGCACAAAGGAATTGACTTGCGGTACGGCAGGGACATATTCTATCGTCTCAAAAACAAGTTTTGGATCGTGGGAGTTTAATGTTAATAAGGGGGCTGATGGGAATGATTTAGTACTTAATATTTTAAATAATTCAACTACTTCGTGGAATGGGGGATATTCTTTATATCTTGCAAGTAATGAATCAGTTAGGCTTGTAAAGACAACAACTGGAGTTCCAACAGCATTAGCTTATTCCGCAGCATCCTACATCGCCAACAACACAGACTACCGTATTAAAGTAGCCAGACTAAAGAGCGAAGGAGTGTTTAAGGATATTCCTACTTTGCAGACGAGTGCTACGGAGAGTAGTTCAACATATCCTTATCTCACATTTACTTCAAATGGTAGATATGGATTTTCTGCTATAAGCGATGGAAGTGGTTCGCAAAGAGCTGGTACTGCGGACGAATTAATGATTGTTAATGGGGGGAAATATTTAATTGAATTTGATTTAAAGCTAAATAGTGGGATATCACCGACAGTAAGTTTAATGTATTCATTGATTGATATTCCTCGTAGCAATACAGTAGTACCTACAAACGGCAGAAATAGTTTTATATTAACATCAACTGTTAGTGCAGAAGGGGTTCTAAACTTTGTTAATACATCAACAGCCACAGACTACGAAGTCTCAGGTCTTACAATCCGCCAAATCTACGATGCAAACTCATTCGCAGTATTCATTAAAGGTGGAGATTTCGGCAACACAGAGACAGGTTGGACTTTGGTTTCAACAACAGGTGGTAGCGGTTCAAATCCAGTAGTGGATTCAACCTATACAACAAGCGAATACCTAGTGGCAGACTTAGATGCATCGGACAAGCTAAGTAATATCCAGATAAGAAATGAAGTTAAACAATGACTGTAACAACTGTAAATATTTTTGTAAACAACAACCGCCTATAAAATGTTGGGAGTGGAAACATGCCAGAAGAAGAGCGAAGAGCACAACAACAAGAGATATTAGACATCATAAGGATCGTTCAAGACCAGACTAATGGCGGTCTAAGAAGTCAGTTTAAAGAGCTTAAAACTTCGATAGAGAGCAAATTAGACAAGCTTACAGACACTATTATGTCACGACCATGTGTTGCTCACTCTAAAGACCTTGAAGTTCTTATGGGCGATAGGAATTTTAAGAGGTCAGCTGCTATAACGCTTATAGTTATTCTTGTAGCAGGACTTGTTGGGTATGGACTGCTCCAAGGGCAGGTATATGCAAATTCGAGTTTGCTTGAAAAGAACACAGAGAGGCTAGAAAGATTAATTGATAGAACCAATAAATGAATACATAACAAAAGACCTCCCAAGGGTAATGAAGCACCTTGAGACTTACATCTGGAGGTATAAAATGAATGATTATCAACCTTATAGCGGTAGAGCTGAACACGACTTTTACAAACAACTGAGTTCCTATGAAGCAGATGAAAAGGAAAAGATGTCACAAATATACCTGCTTCTTGGTGAGGTACATCAGATTAATATAGCAAGAGGACACCTAATAGACAGTTATTTTATAGACCAAATGAAAAGGCGAAGAGCCTCAGACAAGGAGAAAGACAATGCCGAATAAACCATGGTATTTAAGTAAAGCAGTTTGGGCAGGTATAGTAGCAGTTCTTGTTGCAGCTTATAATGCAGCATCAGCTAACTTCGGACTACCGCCTATTCCTGACTTTGTATTTGGTATCTTAGCAGCTCTTGGTATTTATGGGCGTGTTGCTGCAACCACAGAGATTAAATAATGGCTTGGTCAGAGATACCTGATGCAATCTCTCAAGTGATGAAATGGCTCAACTCAGCGTCTGCTCGTAGAAAAGAGCAGGCTCTGAGGGCAGCTGATTCCTTTATAGACATCACTTTGACAGGGATGTATAAGGGTAAGAAACTCACAGAAGAACGAGAACAACAACTAAAGATTCACTTCGCAAAGCAGTTTGATGCTTGGAAACGAGGATGAAATGATAACAAAGATAATCTTATTAGCACTTATAGCTCCTACAGCCATTATGTACCGCGCAGGAGGGATGGCTAAACACTTTACGACACAGCCTCACTGGATACCAATGTGGGCAAGACAGAAGTGGATCCGGCAATGGATGATACCAACCCTATGGGCTTTAGCTTTTATTCCTATGGTTCA